ATTTCAGAGCGGAGTTTTTAGCGTGAATGTAGGCATCCTTTTCATTCATCGTTATAATAAATAATTTCCAGTAATCGTTGTAAATATGCTCGGCTTTTTCTTGTGGTTTCATGGGTTAGGTGGTTGTTTTTAATTGTTTAATTTTCATTCGGTATCTCTTATTCGATTCATTGTGTCTTAGTTTAGCCTCTTCTTTTGTGTAGCCTGTTCCTTTTAGAGGATGCGGCTTATCCCATTTTTTTCTTGGGGTATTTTTTAATTTAAATATGGTCTCTTCTGAGTGTTTAAAACCAAGCATTCGACCTTTGCTTTTTGCTCCAATCTTATCTTTCCACTCCTGCGTAAATATTCTTCCTTTTAAAGATTCGCTACGTTTTTTCTTTGTCTCGTATGACTGTTTTTTTTCTAAACCTCCACTATCTAAATTCATCCCATTTATTGTATTGAATGATTGATGAAGTTTAATATAAAAAGTCTCTTTTTCGTTTAGTAATTCAATAGAACATTCGCATAAAATTTCAAAAACATGATTCTCCCATCCAAATTTCAATATAGATTCATACACCTTTCTTTGCCCTTTGCAGTTACCTGTTCGATAATACTTTTTTCTGTTACTAATATCAGTAGACTGACCAATGTAAACACCGCCACAGGGAGATGTTAATTTATAAATTCCACATATTTTCATTATAAAACACCCTTACTCAATCGCAATGGCAACCCAGTCGCACATAATGTGCTAAGGCAAAGCAAAAGAATAAGGGATTTTTTAAATATTTTCATAACTGAGTTGCGGTGCAAAGATAATAAAAATTAATTAGGTTTATGTTTTTTGATAAATTTTTCGTGGACTATTTGTAAAAATTCTTTCCATTGTTTTTTATCTCCATATTCGGTGTGGTGTTCCCTACATAAACCCATCAAGTTATTAATATCTTCAACCGCTGTCGTGCCTCCTATCCCTCTACATTCAATATGGTGAACGTCCACAGCAATACGTCCACAATGAGGTATTTCGCAAAAGCAATCCGATGAAACTTTAAATCCAAAAAAGTCAAGGTAAACGTGTTTATATTCTGTACTTTTCTTACTACGTTTTAATGGTTGCTTTTCAAGTGCTTTATACTTGCTTACCTTTCGCCACTCAGCAATACATTCTTCGCTTTGTAAGCAGTATTTTTGTAAAAAGTACTTAGGCTCAAACTTGCTTTTGCAGTGTTTACATTTCATACTAAAAAAGATTTTCGTTCATCCATACTCTCGCTTCCTTAATCCGTTGCGCCAATCGCAAAATGTCCGCTTCGTTGCGCTCAAATGTAAACGTGTGCACTCTTTCGGTGTAAGGAATATCGTAAGTCCATTCGCTTAAATTGTTGTGGAAGTCAAAGCCGGGATATTCGTTTCTGAATTGCGCCAAATCGAAAATGTGGTTAATTTCAATCTGCTTACACTTTTTTATGTATTCGGGATTCTCATCAAAGCCTTCGCCATATTGCCATTTTAAACGGTTCTTTTCGTTCATTATGGCATCCCACGTGCCATTCACAAGGCAATATGCCACCGTTGCTTTTTTTGCATTCGTTAGCCACATGTAGCCAGTCAATTGCCAAAAATAAAGTTTGTCCAATTCCTTATGCTTTGATCGGAAAAAAGTGTGAGCGGAGTAAGAAGTTTTGGTGTCGAAAATCTCATCAGCATTCAAAATGCTTTCGCCTGTGAAAATATCGGGCGTGCCTTTGATAAATTCGTTACTTAGATGCTCATCGTTTTTCTTATAAAAAACTTTGGTGTTGCGGCTTAAAAGAGTGATAGAATCCTCTTCTCTTTCGTTGCCCTTGCTCAAATACTTGTTTGAAATTTCTTCTTTCCTTCCGTATTGTTCGCTCACGAATACATCAATTAAGTGCGTTTTTGTGGTTTCTGAGAGCGTTTCTGATTTGCTTCGTGCGTCCGTCATCAGATTACCTAATGAGGAGCATCTGAATAATATTGTGTTTGCTGTTTCCATGTGTAGTGTTTTTAAAAATGGTAAGTAGTAATTTTCCTAGGGTGCGAATTGCTGAACACTAGCTTTGTTGACCGCTCATTAAGTACAACAATAACCTTAAAGCCCGTTAAATATTTGAAGATAGCCACTAAGTTTCGGAGAAAGTAGAAAGAAATTACACTTACCATTTTATGTTAATAATTACGATTTTAAAGTTAAACGCTTTGCATCGAACAATTGAATGTCGGCAAATGGATTATTTTCTTGCAACTTGTCAAGCTCGGAAATTGTTTTGCAGTCGTTAATCATTTGGTTCATGCGGTCTGCTTCTATTTCTTCGTCAGTCTTTTTGTGCTTACTTGAAACAACTTTTGCCTCTGTATCTTCTACTTCGCCATCAGTAATTTCAGTACCCGAAATACGACTATAAAGCCATGCACGACCCTTGCGAGTTGCTTTACCTATCATAGCATCTACACTTGCATAGCTATCAATTTTCAAAGGTATTTCAATTGTTTCTTCATGCTCTTTACCGTTCAAAGTCCATTTGATAATTACGGCTACGGATGCGCTTGTTTTTTCGGCATTCACTCTCGGTAGCCCAGCCTTTAAAGAATAATCTAAGCCTTGAAAGTTTGCAAGCAAATAACCAAGCCCCTCTTTTGTTGGGTAGGTATTGCCGGCGATAATGTTAAACTGGTTGCCTGTTGGTTGCAACCCCATTAATACAGCTTCGATTAAACAATTTTTCACCGTTGCTTCGGGATAGCCTCCAGTCTTATCCTTGTCGGTTCTAAATCCTAATCGGTTTCCTTGAAGTGCCATGATTGGCTTCATGTATTCGGCAGTTAATAGCGTTGTTAAATTGCTGATTGCCTCTGCTACAATGTAAGCCTTTTCAAAGGACTTCATTTTTTCTGATCCGATAACTGACATTACCGAATCGTTTAATTTTGTGATTGTGATTTCTTTGCTCATTTTGATTTGTGTTAGTGGTTAATTTATCATACAAATATACTCAAACATTTGAATATACAAAGATTTATTTTTAATTCTTTTTAATCCCCGAAGGGAGGCGGTAGTCCGCCAGCCAGCTTTCTTTCCGTTTGATGCAATTGTCATTCAAACTAGGGACCTCATACCTCTGTAAAAATTTCCAGTAAAAACAGAAGTACCGATTGCAAACCTATGGTATATCACTAAACAATTCCTAAACTGTCAATATATTTTTGCGCCTCTTGTTGGCACATTACAACTGTGCCTTGTTTGTCATCCCTAAAATCATAAGCTACATCATCAATAGCTTTATGAATTTCAGCGTGTAATTTGATTAACGCTTTTAGGTTTTCAAGGATCTGATAATCTCTTGAAGCATCGCCTTTTGGTCTTACATCGCCAATAAGTTTTTTTACTACATCGTAATTTTCCATTTTTAAAATTTTTTAGTTTTAATTAAATTTACTATTGAATTGATTCGCATTTCAACACCTCGTTGTTCGTCGGCTGTGAATGTAGTATCGAATCTTTTTAAGCGTTCCAGCGCCTTAATAAAATCATTACTTAGCGATTGCATATTGCCTTCGTATGCTTTTTTTAATTCGGGGGCGATTTCTTTTGACATGGCTTTTTATTTTTTAGTGATCCAATAATTTACAACTTCGATTCTTTCGTGACGCAGGTTGTAGCAGTCCACGTTCAAATCTTTAAAAATTGCCTTGGCTCTTGGAAGTACAGCCTTGCCAGTGAGGCTAACTGTAGCTTTGAATACTTCCGTTTCTTTAGTGTGCTGCGGCATGTGATATGCTTTTAGTTCGAAGTTGTGGGTCATGTGTCTGGATTTTTAGGTTAGTGGTTAGTGTACTAGGGCTGATAATAATGAGAAGCCCAGAAGGATTAATAAAAATTTTAGTATTGTCTTCATGTTGGAAATTTTAGATTGTGAATTGATTTAAAGTGGCAGCCTACTCCTTGCGTTTCGGCTACAGCTAAGTTAGATTAATTGCGTTTATTTTTTCTGCTAATTCTGAATAAATTTCAATATGTGTTTTAATTTCTCCACTTAAAGAACCTAACCAAAATAATTTTGAATTTAACTCTTGCCTAAAAATAGTTATTTCAGTAGTTTCATTTTCTGAAAAAGGAATTTTTTTAAGTTTTCGTTCTAACCTTGTTTTTTCTTTGGCAATTATGGTTAATTCTTTTTCGAGATTCGTGATTAATTTACTTCTCATATTATGCGTTTTGGCTATAAAAATTAGCAATCCATAAATATGCACCTTTTTCAGTTAAATGCGGTTCTTCAACGTGTTTTGTTCTTGGTCTTTTTGTTGTCACTTTAAATCCTTTATTTTGGTTGCCTGTAACCCAGTACCAAGTTTTTTTTGCAGTTGTCATTTGTTTAGCGGTTTTAGTTAATTGTTTCGATTTGTTGAGTACAAATGTATAACTATTTTTCGATATTCAAATATTTGAATATAAAATAAATCGTAACTGTTTGATAATTAAATGGAAAGAATTTAAAGAAAAATTTAAATTTAGGATTTTTTTGCAGGTTTGCGCCCAATTTTTAGATGACGAATGAATTTAAAATTCTCGTCAATCATGCCATTTTCGTCGACTGGAATTGAACCTGCTTTTACTCTAGCGTATATTAATTGAAATGCAACCTTATGCTTCTTTGCGTAAGCGTATCTTGAAATATATTTTGATTTTTCCATGCTGCAAAGATAGACAAACTTTTGAATACAAAAATAATTTGTGCATAAAAAAAGCCCCTCAACAAGTGAGAGGCTTGACACGCCCCAATGATAAAGCGCATCCGTCGGTAAAACCACTTCCGACGTTATTTCCTGAATAGCAGCCCCAATATCACAATGGCGCAAAGTCCAAAGACAAGGTAAACCCACCAAGGCACTATGTTTACTTTCTCTCTGATTACGGCTGCTTTTGCCGTTACGGGGTATTTAACTATCTTTTCGACGGTCTTGGTTTCTCCGGCTAAATACACCGTCTTGCCGTCATTGAAGTATTTTATAATAACATTGTCCTTTACGATTGTAACGGTATCTAATGTTATTTCGTTCTTAAAAACGGTGTCTAACCTAACGCCTTCGACCTTAAATGTATCTACCTTAAAAATCGTGTCAACTCGGAATAGTTCGGGATGGTTTTTCTCAAGCCTTGCCAAACGTTTCGAGGGGCTACATGCGCTAACTATTAGCAGGAGAATTAGGAGCTTTTTCATTGTTTTTAAGTTTACTTACTGCGTTTGAAATATCACCAATTGAATAAATTCCCACAAGTACTCCTACCCATAGAAGCCAAATAATAACAAAGCCCATTGCATTTTCTTTACACGCATGCTCAAATGTTACTTTGGCTGCTACATAGGTTCCGTAGGTTGCAAGGCATTTTTTAAGGCTTAACCCTTTGTCATCCATTGCCAATGCGCTCATCACATCTGCAATCAATCGGAATGGATAAAACATTGCGCTTTTCCATACGGGTTCGTTTTCGGGTACGTTCATTTCTCTACGGTTATGTAAATTTTTTCTTTTTTCTCCACACGCTGAATCTCTTTAAGCAATCCTTCAAATGCTATCTTTGAGCCGCTGATAAAATTCTTACTCTTGTCTTTGCCTACCAAAATACACCCTTCGCTATCCGCTGCCTTATTGCCCGTGTGCATCCGTATTCCCGCAAAGCCTTTGACGTTCAATATTTCGGGCAGGTACTTTTGAAACCGATTGCTGAAACTCATTACAAGTTGATAGCGCCCCGTAGGGATGGCGGTAAGTGAGTGAACCTTTATAGCCTTAATCCCTTCGATTGGCATTTCGTCTTTCAGCCCTCTGTCAAAATCCTCAAGGGTGTACATGGCTAACTTGTCATTTATGTACAATTCGCCAATTGTGCTTTCGTCGGTGAAGTCCGTTCGTTTAACTCTTAATTCCATTATTCAAACCTTTCAAACGACATTAGGACGTAACGTATGATAGTACACAAACTAACCACCACACAGAAAGGCAAATTGGTCGGCAAACAATACGCCCCCGATTCATTTTTTAACCCAACTCA